GAGTACAAGTACCACAAAAGCGAAAAATTGTTCCAGTGTTATTGCAATGCTCGCAGAACATATTTTGGCGCATTAGGTCATAACAAAGCAGAAATGAATGACCGCATTGCTAAAGATTATGCTGAGGAACTAACCCGTAGAGAATTTGATGTGCCTACTGATGATGATGTTGAAAAACGTGGTATATTTAATGGAGATGGAGCATGGTAAAAAAAGTTAATGCTCACCTGCAAAAAACAAGGAAATTGCAATCAGCAAGTCATAACAAGTATGATAAACTACTTGACCAAATGAGTGCAGATTACGCCCATGCAGGTGCTCAACATTATAAGTGGAATGAAAAAAAGGAACAGTGGAGGCGTATAAAAAGGAGAAATAGTAATGTTAGAAACAATTACTTGTCTAGCAATAGCTATTTACTTTGAAGCAAGGGGTGAACCTGTAGATGGGCAAATAGCCGTTGGCAATGTTATACTTAACAGGGCTAAAGACCCAAGGTTCCCCAACGATGTATGTAGTGTTATTACTCAAGGGCCTACACACAAATGGAACCAAGCCTATCCAGTAAAACACAAATGTCAGTTTAGCTTTTATTGTGATGGCAAAAGTGATGAGCCTAAAAACGATGAGTCGTTTAGGAAGGCTGTATACATTGCGAGAGAACTCGTAATGGGTAAACCAGATTACAGCAGAGGAGCGTTGTTTTATCATGCTGTATATGTTTACCCGAACTGGGCTACAAAAATGAAGCCAACTATTAAAATCAGCAAACATATTTTTTATGTAGAAAGGTAATTATATGCAGACCGAAGAGTGGATGAAACGAAGAAAAGAAGAGCAACGAATTTTAAGAGCTCATAATACTCTTACGAAACAAGTAAATGAAAACATAGAAGAGTTGGAAAATAGAAATGGAAATATTTTTTCTGATAGTGACTCTAATGAAACCGACAATGAAAATTTGCATTTATATTTTAAATCTCATTTAAATTTTAATACACGCATTATGTTAAAACTTGAAAAACGTATAAGCGAGCTTGAACATAAGTTAGCGGAGTTAACCCCATGATCAATTACTCAAATGTAAGGGGCGAAGTAGGCGACCTGTTGCGGTTAGCTGAAATAGAATGGAAGCTAGAAAAAAGCAAAAACCTAAATGTTAACTTAGAGTACACAAATTCTAACAGTGTAGGTGTTTTAGCTTTCGCATTAGCTACTATTTGTTTTCACATACCCCAAGCAAGGAAACGGTTATTGCGTATGATAGAACTAAAACAAGACTTTATTGCGACTTTACATAAAAAAAGGTAATTTATGGGGATGTTGTGGGTATATATCATTAACTGCACAGGAAAGGAGCATCCCCTTAAAATGAAAACGATAATAGATATGGCTAAACATATGAAAAATCAATATTTAGATCTTTCATATTTTTGGCAGTTCGCAATAGGTTGTACTATCGCTTTTTTTATCATTGCCCTTGGCATTGCTATTTTAAACTGATAAAGTGTAACAACCACTCCCTTGTGAACTCCCCCCAACATATTTTTCTAGTCATTTTTGTGTTGGGGGGTTTTTTATGAGATTACGAAGAGAGAGAGAGCGTAGATGTTAACCACAAAAGAATTAAAAGAAGAGTTAAAAAGGAACGGAGAGAAAGCAGTTGAAATTGGACAACCGATCGCACTCTCCATTGTAAGGAGACTCGGCGGTGTAAAGGCAATAGCTGATTTAATTGAGATGACGCAAGTAACTCCCATTACAATACATAATTGGATCCATAATGGGTTGCCTCCCAATTACACAACACGAGAAGCATTAAAAAGAATTGCAAGAAAAAAGTACAAAAAAGGTGCAGTGTTGACAAAACTATTAAAGGATATTCAAGAAGCACGAACAATAAGGACTAAAAAAGGGTTGCATACTTAAAAGTTGACTTTTATAGTGTACCCATAACTTAATTGTAACCCACATAGAAAGGTGGTTATTATGACAAAAGTAGTAGCAATAAAAAATGAGGCTCCTAACACTACAAAGGCATCCTCTAAAAAAATAGTAAAAGCCGTTGCCAAGAAAAAACCAGTTATTGCTGAGTTAATGCTTAACGGCGAAGAACTTACTTATGATGATATTATAAGTTTTGTGAGGGTTGAAGCAGGGGGCAACGAAAACAACGTTGAAATACAATGCCTTGTACAAAGCCCTGAGGATGTACCGTTTGGATGGGGTGGTAAAAACGGAGGTGTACGGCACTTCATACAATCTTCGTTTCTAACAGGCATAAAAGGTGACAAACGGTTAGGGTTTATCCTTAACCAATGTGCCAAGCTAGGACATTCACGCAAAAAACCTAACGTTCTGCTCGCCTTGTTAAATGGTGGGTACTCTCCTAGTAGTAAATATTGGGGTACGCCATACGTTAAATTAACTGTGAGCAAATAGGACTAAGTAAGTATAGCCCCTGACATTGTTAGGGGCTATTATTTATATAGTACTAACTAAACCGAGAAAGGGTTTACACATGTTTGATTTAACCAGTACCAAACAGTTTCAGGCAACCACCACACATACATGGATTACAAACCAGTTTGAGTGGGAGTTCGGTAGTGATGAAGAAAAAGCAAGAGGCAACACTGTTGAAAAATTACTTGTGCCGTTTATCAAAACAGTACTGCCCATAGGTGAGGCATGGTATTACCATGACCGTGAAATACATGACCATGCTATTTACCGTGATAACCTAGACGGCCACATACAAGGCATGAACAATTACCTGTTGTGTGAAATGGGCAGGGGTAACACTTATGATAAGTACCGCCTTGATGAAAAGGGTGGCGTGTACCACGAAGCTAAAGTGTTTCGCACACACCATTACAAAATTGTTGAATTAAGCTGGAATAACTGCTTTATGGCAAGCGCAGGTTCAGCGTACTTTGTGCAATTACACATGACCACAAAAGACTAAATAGGTATAGCCCCTGACAATGTTAGGGGCTATTATTTATATAGTAACAAATAAACCGAGAAAGGGTTTACAAATGACACAAGTAAAATATGACCGCAATATTTTAACATACGCGGAAGCTAACCGAGTTTTGCAACCAAAGTATTTAGTAACACCTGAACTTTACCCTGATGTTTTAAAACAAATAGCTAGGTGGTACTTTGAGGGCCAAATTAATGATGAGTCATTTATAACGCAATTACTTCAAGCATATACAGTTGCTGATTTAGCCAAAAAGCACGACGGTAAAATATATATTGAAGTTAATGCTAAAAAACATCTTAGTTTAGGCAAGTTTAAAGTGGTGCAAGACGATGGGCTAACCCTACAGCAAATACCACCAGATCTCCCTGTTTTTAGCCATGCTACCACATGGAACTTGATAAATAAAAAAGGCTACCGTGAAATATGGAATTTCGCCGTTGTATGGCAAAAACCTGCTTGTCCTAATTATACCCCTGATTTTAAAAGTTTAACCATGCCTGATGATTGGTTACTTAATACTTACGACGCTAAAGTATGGTGGGATGAACCCATGCCTGATGAACCTGTGCCTGACCTGCATATCATAACACAGGTATCACAAGGCGGTAATCAAGCAACACTGCACTAAGAACACATAAGACACAATAATGGTAGCCCCTGATTACATTGGGGGCTACTATATAAATAGTACACAACAAACCGAGAAAGGGTTTACCAATGACACAATACCCCGAATTTATACAGCCGAAATACTGCCCCTACGCATTGAGGCAGGAAGAAGCTGATGCGTTGTTAACCGAAAACAACAGCATGGACCCCGAAGAGTGGGAGATGTTTGCAAACAGCCCCCTTGCAGGAGGTGATACCACCTACGAAAACTATATATACGCAGGGCTATTTAGAGATCTTGTTACCTTGGCTAAAAAAACTAAGGGCGACATATTTTGGCACAACGATGCCCCTGCCCCGATACATAGCACTGGGTTTTACCCTGACACGCAAGGTAGCGAAATAGTACGATGGGAGACGCCCAACTGGTACGGACTAAGCCAACCACAAAGACGAATTGTGATTGCAAGTAACGCCAACAGAGGCACACCGACTAACACCTATGTAGTGACGGTAAGGGTAACAGATGGCCGAGGACCATGGACCTTTATGAACCTCGCCGTTGTATGGCAGTAGCCCGAACACAAAAGAGGTAATAGTGGTAGCCCCCGATAAAGTTGGGGGCTATACTATTTATAGTACTTAATAACTAGTACTACTTAAACCGAGAAAGGGTTTACCAATGACACAAGCAAAAACACTTTTTAATAAGTTTTGTACTGACGCAGGGTTAGCTTTATACACCGATAAACACCATGATAATTTGCTAGGGTGTGGCCCAAACAGCGACCCAGTAACTACTACTACCCCCGATATGGACGCATACATACACCATGTTGATTTTAACACACGGGTAGTAGTAACAACAGCTAAGGGCATTGTTACCGTGATGGTATACCACCGTGATGAATATGTGTATGATGGTAATGATGACATACCACTAACCGTACCAACTGACGCAAGGGTAATTGATACAATTAACTTTGCAAGCTGTGACTACCTAAGCCAACTGCACGTTATAACAAATGCTGACCAATGTGCCATAGCCGTTGACGCAGTAAAACAAATACTAAATAACCCCACCGAGTTAGTATTACACAAAGTAAAATAGTTAACCCTTGAAAGTGGGGGGCACATTGCCCCTCATTTTTTTACCACCAACAATCAATAATAAAAAGCAACCATACGACACTCGTACTTAATAGGGGTATGTTACTATACCAAATTACTTTAAACCCATCACAAAGGCCTTAAAATAGTCCATAAAAACCCTCAATAAATGCAACTTTGTATAATAGGGGTAAATACGAATTATGATGAAATGGTTTTTTAACATTTAATAATATACGATATATGACTATACACATATAAACAACGACTTAGCAGGGGTATTGAGATATTGTACATGGTCAATGGTTCAATTAGTCAGTAACTTTCTCGGTACGCGCGATTAATTTGGAATTTTTTTGAACTAGTAACTTTTCGTAATTACTCCTATTATAGCAAAGTAGTAAAACAAAGAGGATAATCACAATGGCCCTAGCCAAAGCGACCCACAAACCTACGCTTGAAATTGTAGCCAACCCACGAACAGAAAAGAACATAACACCGAAACAAGAAGAGTTCGCAAAACTGTATGTATGTGAAGACATCAGCCAAACGGAGGCCGCAGTCAGGGCAGGATATTCAGTAAAATCCGCACATGCCATTGCATCGCAATTATTAAATGGTCAACGCTACCCCCATGTGGTTGCGAGAATAGGCGAGTTAAAAGCTGAACTAGCTAAAAAGTATGAAGTCGGTTTTGAAAGCCATGTAAAAAAGTTAGCTGAAATAAGAGATGCAGCTATGACAGGGGGTAACTTCGCTGCCGCTGTTGCCGCTGAAAAATCACGAGGGCAAGCCGCAGGTCTCTACATTGATCGTAAAGAAATACTGCATGGAAAAATAGACCAGATGGATAGGGAGCAAGTGATGAAAGAAATACAGAAACTACAAAAGGAGTTCCCTGCACTTGCCGCTGTTGCTGATGGCAATTTACTGATAGAAGGCAAAGCAGACGACAAGACAAAATAAGACACAAAAAAGGTTACTCATTGCAAACGCTGTTGCTATAGTAATTATAGTAAATAAATAACCGAGAAAGGGTTAGACAAATGGGTACAAGATGTAACATAGTTTTAAAGTGCGGTGACCACGTTGAATATATGTATAGGCACTACGATGGTTACCCCGATAGCGTACTGCCCGAATTAGATAAGTATGCTAAAGCGATACGTTGGTATGGTGATAACCGCAAAGCGACCCACCCAAGCCAATGGGTAGAACACTGCTTTGCAGACACCGCTAAAACGTTAGCCTTTTATACCGACCTGTTGGTAAAGCACCCTGCTTGGGACAAGTACATGACGACTTCGTTAAAGCCTACTAAGAGCCAAGCACCTTACGAGCCTATGCAGTTAGATGG